AGGATGAAGTGAGATGCTACAAATAGCAAAGAGGTATAGAGTTGTCTTGACAGTGCATGACAGTATTGCGTGTTGTGTCAAAGACGAAGAAGTGGACGAAGCACAACAGTACATCGAAGAGTGTATGCGTCAACCACCAGAATGGGCATATGGTCTACCGATAGATTGCGAATCGGGAACAGGTAAATCTTATGGAGAATGTGAATGAGTGATGAATATTACATGGATATGCGCCAACAAGTCGTACGGACAAGGGATGATTTCATACATTGCCCTATCTGTAAATCGTTACAACTATCTATGGGTAAGGTTTCTATGCCTAATAAAATACACGGGAGAGACGGAGTTGTCATAGAGTTTACTTGTAAAGAATGTTCATCAGAATTATCACTAGGATTATTTAACGATGATATTGGACTACCTGAACTCAATGCACGTATAAACTGGGTAGAAAAACCTGTATACTACGTTAGAACTCCTACTGATGAATTAAGTGACTCCTCGCTTACAGGACAAAGTAAACAATTAAAAAGATATATAGAAAAGTATAACCTACACGATTTAAAGGTAGGTGATAAGTTACCAGAAGGTGTTCCTCCTTTCAAAAGTGAAGATTATGAAGACAATAACGTAGTAAATATAAAAGATAAGAAAAACCCTCAATGAGCGTAGCACCGTGGTCATACAGTAGAATGAAGGCATTTGAACAATGCCCCAAACAGTTCTACCATATGAAAATAGCTAAAGATTATAAAGAGCCACACACAGAGGCGATGCGTTACGGCACAGAACTACATGCTGTAGCAGAAGACTTTATAAGTGATGGCACACCAATACCAGATAAGTTTTCTTTTCTCAAAGGCCCCCTAGAAGCACTTGAACGTAGACAGGGTAACAAGTTTACAGAGATGCGTATGGGGTTGACCGCAGACCTTGAGCCTTGTGGGTTTAAAGACAAGAATGTATGGTGGCGTGGTATAGCAGATTTGGTAATAGTTGACGACACGAAAGCATGGGTGGTAGACTATAAGACTGGACGTAATGCGGAGTACGCGGACAAAGGACAACTGGAGCTTATGGCTATGGCTACATTTAAACATTTTCCTGCGGTAGAACAAGTCAACGCGGCTTTGATGTTCGTGATTGCCAAAAAATTTATAAAAGCAAAATACACAATAGATATGTTGGCAGACCTATGGGATAAGTGGTTGGCTAATTTCAATCGTATGCAAGTCGCATATGATAATGACACATGGAACGCACGACCTAATGGGTTGTGCCGTAGGCACTGTGCAGTCATAGAGTGCGTATATAATGGGAGCAACTAATGGTATATACTAAATCACCTAGACCCTACAAAAGAGAATATGAACTACAGAAAAAACGTGGGGAACATGAGGATAGAATGGAACGTCAACGTGCTAGACGTAAGTACGACAAAAAAGGTATAAGTCGTAAAGGCAAGGACGTATCACACAATAAGATGTTAAGCAAAGGCGGTTCAAACAAGGACGGCACAAAGTTGGAAAGCCCATCAAAGAACAGAGCAAGAAACGGACAGAAGAAGAAAAAGAAATGACAAAAGACCCTAAAACAGGAACAGGAAAAAAACCAAAAGGATCAGGAAGGAGACTTTATACAGATGAAAACCCCAAAGATACAGTCCCTATTAAATTTGCCACTGTGGCAGATGCCCAAGCAACTGCTCGTAAGGTTAAAAGAATTAATAAGCCGTATGCTAGGAAGATTCAAATCCTTACTGTGGTGGAGCAAAGAGCCAAAGTTGCAGGAAAGCCAAGGCAAGCCGCCATCGCAAAAAGAGCAAAGCAAGAACTCAGAGCCAAGCACGAAGCGAAAAAGGGGGCGACCAAGAAAAAATGACTAGGCAGATACAAAACAAACTAAAGAAAGTAGCGAAGGGTCTAAGCAAAGCGTCAAAGACCCATGCAAAACAGGCAAAGACTATAAAGTCTGTACTAACCAAAACCAAAAATAAAAATAAAAAATAAATATAAAAATGAGAAAGAGAAATGCAAATAATAGACAACAAGGCTTTACGCCTACGGCTACGTGACCCTGATAAGGTTATAAACGCCATACCCAAGAGCCGAAAGGTTGGGGATAATGAAGTTATAGTTAACTGGGGTCTGGAAGAGGCAAAGAGCCTGAATCAGCTAGGTATAAAATCACCATCACCCATAGAAGTAAAATACACATGGACAGGACGATACAAACCATTTGACCACCAAGTTTCGACAGCATCATTCCTTACCTTACACCAAAAAGGATTTTGCTTCAACGAACAAGGCACAGGAAAGACAGCAAGCGCCATATGGGCATCGGACTTTCTTATGAAACAAGGTGTAATAAATAGAGTGCTTGTAGTATGCCCACTCTCAATCATGGACAGCGCATGGCGTGATGACTTGTTTACATTTGCAACACACAGGACTGTGTCAGTAGCACATGGGTCGGCAGAGAAACGTAGTAAAGTTATACAAGAAGGAGCTGATTACGTGGTGATAAACTATGATGGCGTGGGTATTGTATTGGATGACCTTAAGAAAGGTGGGTTTGATTTAATTATTATAGATGAAGCTACACACTACAAAAATGTACAAACGAGGCGTTGGAAACTTCTACGTCAGTTAGTTCATGATAACACGTGGCTGTGGATGATGACAGGTACTCCCGCGGCACAGAACCCTACAGACGCATATGGTCTGGCGAAACTTGTTAGCCCAAACAGAGTGCCTAGGTTCTTCGGGGCGTTTAAAGATATGGTTATGATAAAGGTATCACAGTTCACGTGGAAGATACGTCCTAACGCCACAGACATAGTATTCAAAGCATTGCAACCTGCCATACGTTTTACAAAAGACGAGTGCCTAGACTTACCCCCTATGGTATATACCAAAAGACAAGTAGAGCTTACAGCGCAACAAAAGAAATATTACAAAGAACTAAAAACAAAGCTCGTGTTAGACATCACAGGCGAACAGATAACCGCGATAAACGCGGCTGTAACTCTTAATAAGTTACTACAAATATCAGCAGGGGCAATCTACACAGATGAAGGCGAAGTCTTGGAGTTTGATATAAAGAATAGGTATAAAGTACTACGTGAAGTTATTGATGAGTCGAGTCAAAAGGTGCTTGTGTTTGTACCCTTCACACATGTCATAGATATATTAACAGATAGACTACGATCCGAAGGAATAGCTACAGAAGTCATACGTGGAGATGTACCTGCCTACAAACGCACACAGATATTTAAAAGGTTTCAAGAGGAGACTGATCCAACTGTCCTGGTGATACAACCACAAGCAGCATCACATGGTGTCACGTTAACACGAGCGAACACAGTTGTATGGTGGGGGCCAACAAGTTCGTTAGAAACATACGATCAAGCAAACGCTCGTGTGCATAGGTCAGGTCAAACACATAAATGCACTGTCGTGCAACTACAAGGTTCTGATGCAGAAAAGCATGTATACCGATTATTAGATAGAAAAATAAACGTTCACACAAAATTTGTAGAACTTTACAAAGAAGTACTTGACTAACTCATCTTTTGATATTACATGTTATTAGATAATAAGAATAGGAGAGAGATATGGGTGACAAAATAACCCCTGACAAGTTGGCAAAAACGTATTTACGTATACGAGCAGAAAGATCCATGCTGTCAGCCAAGTATAAGGAAGAAGATGGCAACCTTATACGGCAGTTGGATACAATAAAACAGGCAATGCTAGATCATTGTGAAGACCATAATGTAGAAAGCGTGAGAACTTCTGAAGGATTATTCTTTCGTTCGACTAAAAGAAAGTATTGGGTTAGTGAATGGGATGCTATACACAAGCTTATTGTGGAAGAGAATGCACCTCAGTTACTAGACAAACGTATCAATCAGGCGAACATGAGAGAGTTCTTAGAAGAAAATCCTGATCTCAAGCCAGAGGGATTAGAGATTGAGGAAGAAGTAACAATTTCTGTGAGGAAGAAATGAATGAACCTTTTGTACCAATTGAGGACGTAGCTAAACATTTTAGCGTGTCTGTATCAACTGTTCGTGCTTGGGTACGTCAGAATCACATACCTAAAGATACTTATGTAAAAATAGGTAATACTTATAGGTTTCGTGTTGGTGACGTAGCCACCGCATTGACTAAAGTATCTAGTAAACGTAGTGAAGAAACAGTGGGCGAAGACCTACTGAATGAATTAGATGAAGACTTATAATATAGAGAGAAGGAGAGAAAATGGAACAATATATTATAAAAAACGTAGAGGCTTTATGGCCCAAAATAAACAGAACGTATCACTTTGATAGTAACGAGGGGCGGTCTGTTCCATGCGAGCCAAAAGCTCAAAACGCGGAATACTCTATACAATTTCGTATGGACGAACCCACTGCAAAGGGGTTGTTCGTTGCTATGTCGAAGAGTTACCAAGCCAACAAAAAAGATAAGTGGGCTGATAAACTTGAGAGAACCTTTGTCAAAGATGATGATGGTATGTATACACACAAAGCAAACTTAAAGGGTGCATACAAGAACGAAGTTACCAAGAAGCCTTTACAGGTTGACGCAAAGGGTAACTCATTACCTGATGACTTCTTATTGACAACAGGTAGCACAGTTAATGTGGCTGTGCAGTTTGTTCCATATGACATGGGTGGCAAGCAGAATGTTTCACTGCGTCTCAAAGCGGTACAAGTTGTAAAGTATGTGCCTTTAGAGGAGAGAAATCCATTTGAGGCGGTAGACGGATATGTATACAATAGTGACAATCCTTTTACTGAAGACGCGGTGGCAGAACCAAAGAAGGTCGTTAAAAAGCCCTCCCCTCCCACCAAGGATGCTGATGACGACTTGAGTTCTATCGTTGACGATTGGGACGATTAATAGAACTACACCACGACTAGGCTTTTGCCGAAAGGATAACGTGCCGTATCTTGTCGTGGTGTCTTCGGCACAAGGTGGGAAAAATGGAAACAAAAAAATTTTTAGAGAGAGTTTTAGGTGATGGATACTATTCTGTGCTTGGTCTTGGTGAGAAAAAGGCGCAGAGCTTCCATACAACCATAGACGATGTAATAAACAAGGCTAACGAGTTAGACGCTAGAGGTGTTAACGCATATTTTGGTTTAGCCACGTTTGAAACAAGTAATGATAGAAAAGTCACAAATGTAAAAAGCTTAAGTTCTTTTTATCTAGATTTAGACTGCGGTGTGGGTAAAGAATACAGCAGTCAGAATGAAGCCTTTTTGGATTTAAAAAGATTTATAAACGAGACAGGTTTACCTAGACCCATGCTTGTAAACTCTGGTTACGGAGTGCATGTGTATTGGGTCCTCAAGGAAAGTGTATCATATGGTGAGTGGTTGCCTGTAGCCCAGGGGCTGAAAGATATGTGTGTACAGCATAACTTGTCAGCAGATAATGGTGTAACTGCGGATGCCGCCCGTGTACTTAGAGTTCCTGGCACACACAATCACAAGCGTGGCACACAAAAGCCTGTAGGTTTTTTTGGTACTGGAGAGTTTCGTGACGTAGAATTTG